CTACGGGGTCGCAGGCGGCGTGTTGCACGCCACGGTCTGACGAGCTCCGATAGCACCGGACACGCAGATCGGCAGCCGCACGATGATCGACTGGTCGCAGCGCTTGCCCACCTGCAGCGAGTCCTCGGTGAACACGTGGGTGTACTGGTTGAGCTGCAACTGCTGCAGCGGGTACTGCACGCCCAAGGTGATGACGTTGTTCAGCGTGCGGAACCAGGTGCCGGCCGGATACAGCATCACGTCGACCGTGGCCGGGTACACCACGGTGGCCATGTTGCCGGGCTGGCCCGCGCCGCGGGTCTGCCAATCCACCACGTACTGCAGGTAGATGTCGCGGACCGCCAGCCAGTTGTCGATCTCCGCGTTGGTGACCGCTAGGAATTCCTTGCCCTCGCGCAGCGCAAGGTCGGCGCGCAGCACCTCTCGGAACCACACCGGCGCAACGCCTTCGATAGTGGCGTTGTCTGCGAGCCCCTTGTTGTACCGAAGGTTCGACGCCTGCAGCGCTAGACCGTTGAGAACGCCACTAGTTGCTCCCAGCACCGCCCCGGCAGGAACCGCGATCGGAGTGCCCGACCCAGCGACCATCTTGCCGATGGAGATCTGCGAGACACGGTGCTGGTGGGCAACCTGGATCTGCTGCAATGCGTTCTCGATCGCCTCGGGCCAGGCTTGGCGCATCAGGATGCCGGCCTTGGCCGCCCAGCCGATCGCCTCCAGGCGCCACTCGAGGAACTCGTCCGGGCACGGCAACTCGATGAGCTTTTTGACCGCGGTCGGATCGCCCTGGGCATTGACGGCTTCGAGTTCGGCTTCGGTGAAGTGCCACAGGTTGTCCAGTAGCGCCGACACATCGGGGCTGATCGGGACGCGGACACCTCCGCGAGAGAAGTCGAACGGGAAGTCCGGCAGCGACAGCAGATTCGACGCCTCAGGCACATCACAGAAGGTGTAGACCTGCTGCGACGGGGCGCACCAACCACCAGCAGCGACCAGGCCCTTCGCGTTCACTGGGCCGTGGCCTGGGATCTCGCGGCCGATGGCATCCAGAACCGCGAGCGCCTCATGCTCATTGGCAGGCGCCGGAATCTCCGGAGCGGGCCGCGTCAGGCGGGCGATCGCCTGGGTCGCGTAGTTGCCGTCAGGGCTCGTGCCGGTGCGCTGACGGCCCGAGACGGACCCTGTACTTACAGAGGCGATCGACTGAGCGATCTCGGCGAAACCGACCTTCTCGGTGCCGAACTCGGCGTACTTCGGTGCGGACTGCAGCATGTCCCAGCCCTTGGGCTTCTCACCGCCGGGGGTGCCGGCGGGGATATCACTGTTGCGAACTGCGCCTGCGAACTCGACCTGGCGGCCCGAACCTGCGGCAGCGGTGACGGTTTCCGATTCCGCGGCAGCTGCCGCGGTGGCGGCTTCGGCCTCTGCTACCACTTCCGCTACAGCACCACCGTCACCGTCTGCGGGGGCTGCCTCGTTGTCTGTCGCGGTGTCGGCTGCTGGCTCGGGCTCGGGCTTCTCGGTCGCGGCATTCGCGCGGTCGAGTAGGGCGTTGAGGTTCTCGGTCTGTGCCTGATCGGCGGCGGCGATCGAATCGCGCTCGGTCACAACCTTGTCGCGGCTGTCGAGCAGGTACTCGAAACGCTCAGTCTCCTCAGCGCTGAACTCGTCGTTGGCGGCGGCGCGGGCCTGGAATACCCGGATCTCCGCTGTCACAGTGGCAGCCAGCTCGTTGAGCTCGGCGACGGTGGCGGGCAGCGGATCGGGCAGCTTGTCGAACTTCACTGCGTGCTCCTGTTCTCAGAGTGAAACTCTCGGTCTGTTCGATCGCTCCCCGGCACATAGCGCATGACAGGAACTCTCTTGGCCGCAGAACGTAGAGACGGTGCGTGCACACGCTTTTCGCGTATCAGCCGCCAAAAGAGAAACCCGCAGGTCAAAGACCTGCGGGAATCCCTCTGCGGTTAAAAGCCTTTAAGAAACTCAGTTGGTGATGAGCTTGATGGTGCCGCCCCCATTTCGGCGTTGTTCCTTCTTGGCCTCAATGAGCGTCAGGAACGAAGTGACCGTCTTATCTGGCGCGGTGTATTCGAAACTCTGCACCGTCGCACCGGAAGACGTGACCGAACCGGCGCGTGTGCCCCTGCGGCATCCGCACCCCATCAGGCACGCTCCAGCAGTTGGCTCATCCGCTCAGCCGGCGATGGCTCCGGCGGCGGATCCCCAACGGCCAATGTCGCACGCGTGAGCAGCGCGGCCCGCTTGGCAGCATGGGCGGATTCGGCCAAAGCTTCGGTTACGGCAGCCTTGATGTCATCGTGAGACAGCGCTGTAGTGCCGGGCGCTCCCGGGCGCGGCGACATGGAAGCCACCAACGACAACGGGTTGCCTTGTGAGTCGGTTGTTCTGCGGCACAGGAATCCTGGTGTGTTGACTGCCAGCACGGCAACGAGTTCGAGGTTTCCGCCGTATGGGCGCCAGTCGCCGGACAAGGGCGCGGCCAAGCCCATCTCGATCTTGGCCGGTGTCGCCCACGGAGCTGCGACACCCGACACCCAGATGCCGTGGGCGTCCTCTCCGGCTCGTACGAGCGCAAAGCACGCCTCGGCGTTGTCGTAGTGCGCCTGAGCTTCGGCGTTGCTCACTCCAGACACCGGTGCGTGTCCGATGCCCACGGTCAGCCGACCCACCGATAGTTCAGTGCCATCGGAAAGGCGCACCGGTGGCGAGGAGTGGAAATGCGCATAGCCGGTGTGCGACCGCGGAGGCGAGATATGCCCGAGGCCAACGGAACGATGCTTTTCTTTGAAGGTGGCGACGTGGCCGAAGATCCGCCCCGTTTCGGGGTCGATCGACAGCGGAGTGGGTCCAGCGAGCCCGGGGTCGGAGAACAAGGCCGGGGCGTATACGCGTGGCTGGAATTTGGCGGCCATCGACGCAACCAGTGCCTTGTCGCGCGCCTCGCGTTCGGCGTTCAGGGCAATCCTTGTCTGCCCGAATGCAGGGATGGCCACGATGGTGGTGGCGAGTACTTCGGCAGCCGTTGTAGTGGCGAATATCTCGTGGTCAGGGTCGTAGTTTTCCTCTGTCACTACTGTGCCGTCTTGGTAGGTGGCGATCATCGTGACATCACCCAGATCGACGGACGGATTGCACACACCATGACTCACTAGGTCGATCGCTTTGATGGCGTTGTCGTTGTTGAGCATGTAGCCGTCCGCACGAACCTCGCCGTCTTTGAACCGAATCGCCTCGATGACGCCGACTGTGACGGACCCGTAGTGGCCGCCTTCCATTTTCTCGCACCACTGCAGCGGCATAGGGGTGTCGCGGAAGGCTAGCTCGATGTCGGCTGCAAGCATCCGACCATCGGACGTCGGAGTACCGGTCACCGCGAATAGCGCGTCGGTAAACGTCAAATAGGTCTCTGTGTCTTCAGCCATTTCGTACTCCTGTTCACTCGGTGCGGCCCAGCCGCCGGACGCCACGCGCCCGATACCGTCCTCGGTGTCACGGGCACGCACATTGCCCGCCTTGTCTCGGCGCTCAATTTCCTCTGCCTGGGTGCGCCCATCACGGTTGACTGCCACCGAATCCCGGCCGTCGAGGCGCTCAGTGTGCCGATCAACCGCGTCCGGCAGATCCTCGCCGGCCGCGAGAATGCCGACGCGGCACCGGCAGTTCTTCCACTCCGCGGGAGAAGCCGACATATCCCCCGGGACGAACAGCTGCTCACCGCCAACGGTGAAGTGCCCCTTAAGCGGCACTCGCTGCCCGTCAGCGGCCCAATGCGACGGCCGGGTCTTGCCATCGAGAGTGCAGATCCACGTCTTCTCCAGCCCTGCGGACTCTTCCGACTGCGCCGCAGCGGCGACAACCGCGTTGTTGAGCACATCGGCGGCTTGGTACCCGCGCTGGCGGGCCAGGTCACGCATTTCGTTTGACGACGGCTCCAGGACTTCGGCAGCCCTGGCGCGCAACACCTCCGGTCGGTCCTCGGGGGTCACTGACAAGGTCAGCGTCGGTTCGGCGAGCGCGGCTTCCATCTTGGCGCGCACCATCGCGGGTGTAGCCGCGATATTGTCGCGGCGGCTGGCCAGGAAGTCATCGCGCGCAGCGGCGAGCGCCGGGTTAGCTTCGACATGGGCAACGGCGGCAGCGATTTCCTTGCCGGACATGAGCAGCGAGCCGAGCACGATGGCCAGCACCACGGTGTCGAGGTCGGGCACGACCACGTCGGCTACCGTGCCACCCAGGCCGATCGTGGCTTCGTACACCGATGCTGCCCACAAGATGCCGAGGCCGGTCATGATGATGGCTTCGGAGTGCTGGTCCCACATGCTTTGGGTCTGCGAGACGGCGTCAGGGTCCGGAGGTAACGCAGCTGCCGCGGTCAGTGCGGGCAGCACAGCGGCGCGCGCCTCCGGTGCCCAGCGCCGCAACGTCTCCGCATACAAGTCACTGATCGCCGATTCAGCCTCGATTGTCCGAGACAACGCCTCACCTCGCTCCGGCCACATCAGAGCCACACCACCGACGCGACGTTGATCAGCATGTGAATCACGTTGTCCGCAATGATGAGCAGCCACACCGCAAGCCAATCGGGGCGATCAGCGCCGTGCCCTGTCGCGGTGCGGGTCGGCCGGAACGCCCGCGGCGCCAACTGATTCTTGAACCACACCACATGCCGCGCCAGCCGATAACGGTCGATCACCGCGTGCGTACCGACGATCACCACCAGCGCAAGCACCGACTGCGTGATGAACACGAACGGCAACCCATAGGTCACTGCGTGCGCGATAGCGGGCCACCAACGCTTGGTCTTCTCCTGGGCCATCCAGTCCGACTGAATGACGTAATCCCCCACCATGTGCGCCAGCCCTGCCAGCGCAATCGCGGATGCGATGTCCATCAGCACACCTCGTCCCTGAGAGCCGTCACTGCGGCCAATACGTCGGCGAAGCTGCCAGAATCGGCCACGACAATTAGCCGACGGCTATCGATGTAGTAGCTCGCGTTCGCCTCGCCTTCGTAGGCAACGACCTTGCCGGGGTGCGTCGTGTCGATGTGAGCCATCAGCCGACCTGTCCGTCGATGACCTGCGATGTCAGTTCTTTACGTGCAGCCCGCGCTACTGCGGCCCGCACCCGATCGGGGTCAATACCCAAACGCGACAACGCTGACTCGCTCATGATGCTGTCCCATCCCTTGATCAGCCGCGACACTTCCGGCTCGTCGACCGGGCCCATGTACCGGTGATATTCGTGCGTCGGGATTCCCTTGAGCCGCGCGTGCTGCTCACGATCGTTCGTGCGGACGCGTCGCTTGCCGGCCAACTCAAGAGCGCGGCCCACCATCAGATCCACCACCGCAAGTTCCACATTGGCACGCGCGCTGGCCTGCACACCACTGCCGTCGTCCTCGGTGTCCGGTTCCTGCTGCTGCTCAGCACCCGACGCGTCATCTTCCCCGTCGCCTTGGCCGGGCGGCAGCGCCGCGACGGGCTCAGGGAACTCGATGCCCTGCACCGAACTATCGAGTAGCGGCAGCAGTTCACGCAGCAGCGTGGGATCTTGACTCACCCTGTCCTGCGCCCACTGCTGCCAGCCCTCCAAACTGGTGAAGTCATACATTGCGTCATCAGGAATCCCATAGGTCCGTACCAGGTATTCGCTTGTAACCGCGCCCTTCTCGAACGCGTCCTTCGTCTCGTCGGTCAGATCCGGATCGGACGTCAGGGCCGATGCGTCGTACCAGAGAATGTATTTGTCAGGGTCGATTCCCTCATCAATCAACATCCCGCGCAGAACCGACTCGTAGATCGCGTGACAGATGATTTCCATGACGGGCTTGACGTGCACCTGCACGTCCTGATCATCGATAGCCCATGCGGACCAATGGTTTCCAGTACTCAGACCAAGCAGCCGCTCCCGGGACATGTCCAACCCCGTTGCTAGCCGGGCGATCGCCTTCTCCCGAGTGTTCAGCGCCGTGTCGGTAACGTCCTTGCCGAACTCAAGGTGATTGATCTTCGCCAGGTGATCGCCAGGCGCAGCCGCCACAATCGGGACCAGGGCAGCCATGCTGTTCTCGTCCTTGGACGCGGTCTCGGCGACCTGAACGATCATCTGCTGCAGCGAGGCTGCGACTCGTCGGCCTGGTTGCAGCTGCGGAGCCGAGTCGCCGGGTTTATCGGCCGCAACCGGCGACTGCTGATCGGGCAATGTTGCTTCCGACGGCACGAACAGCAGTCCGTTGTTCAGCAGGCGCGAGTTGTCCGCGTTCTTGATCTTTTTCGTGGTGCGCACGATCTCGCGCAGAGAGTCCAAGCACGCCTGCACAGGCGAGTCAGGCAGTGAAGCGTCTTCGGCGTCGGGGTTCCACACCCGGAACATGCCGTCGCCCTTGCTCTGATCGAACACGTGCTTTGTGCCGTCAGGCAGCTTGATCGTCACGGTGTTGCTTCGTGGGCCTTGTTCAATCTCTCTGCGCGTGACCGCATACCACTTGGCCACCTGCCTTTGGTTTTGGTCGGTGCCCTCGGTCCGCATCAGGATCGCGATCCACACCTCGCCCGGGACCGTCAACGATTCAGCGGCCCGTCGAGTCAGCTGCGCCTGCCCTAGCCTGCCGCCGGCGATCTTGCGGACGATCTCGGTGACCCGTTGTCCCTCACGGTTGTCCTCGGCGATGCTTCCGGTTGGCTCACCGGTGTCGGCGTCGATTTCGGAGGCCACGAATCGGACTCGTGAGCATGAGTTGGCCCGCCATCCAACGTAGTAGCGCAGCTCACCGACTGCCCGGTACATCTCCCAGGCTTCGGCCTGCCAGTTGTTCCGGCGGCCGACCGATCCGGCCTGGAAGATCTGGGCCGAGTTGGTTACGGGGGTGCTCGCTGCGGTCAGGGCGCGCGGCGCAGAGGCCGTCAACGCGTCGCCTCTACGGCGTCGAACAACACGCAAGTCTGGGGCGGCCACGTCGCAGACGGTAACTGTGCAGGGTGTTTACTGGCTGGCGTCCGCGTCGCCGCTGACGATCTCCATTTCGTCGGCCGTCAGCGGCGAGGCCAGCCCGACGACATACGAACAAGCCAGCGCCACACCGAAGACAGCCCACCACGGCCAGCCGATCACATGCACTGGCACCACCGCGGCGGCCAGCGACAGCCAAAAACCCACGCACCAGGGGCATCCGAGGAATTCGGCCAGCAGGTTCCAGCGCGCCATCCGGCGGGTGTGCGATTGCGCGGTGACCGGATGGCCGGCCGTTCGCGCCTCATCGGCGGCGATCATCGCCAGATTCGCGCGGTGAGCGATCCACAGCCGCACAGGATCCAGGATGGTGTCGTAGTTGATCAGCCGCACGAGTCGCATCACAGCGAGCACGTAGATGACGAGGATCAGGACGGTGAGTCCGAGACCAAGGTTCATGGTGGCCGACGCTAAGGCCAAGGGGTGAAACCTATCCCGCTGAAACTGTCCTACAGAATTAGGACACCGCAGTTAGACGCTTAGATTTGCGCTGCTCCTGCTTGCGTAGTCGCGCGCATTCGCGGCAGAACTTGCGGCCGCCATGCTCGTAGACGTTGTACTTGACTTGCGCGTGCCCGCAACGGAACAACGTGAGAGTCCCAGCCAGGTGGGCATCGATAAGCTGATCTATCTGCGTGCGCAGACGCGCCGCTTCGGCCTTGGACTGATCCGCCTCGTGTCGGGTGGCCGTGAGTTCGATACGCTCCAAACGCAGTTCGTCGCTGACCTCGCGTGCCTCCCGCTGCGCGACCACGAACGCCTGCGTCATGTCCTCGGCGCGGATCGCGCGGATGAGGCGCAAGCTGCAGCCAGTTCGAGCAGCGATGTCTTGGGCGGTCATACCCGCGGCCGTGAGTCCAGCAACGAGCCAGGCTCGGTCCTGATCGCACATTTCGGTCATCTTGCGGAACGATTTCGGGGACGAAAGCACCGCCGCAACCATCTGTGTATCGGGTTCCCACCGCTCCGGCGTCGTCAAACCGCGCCCACCGGAATCGAGTTCATCGACCACACAAACGCCACGGTAAACCGGCAGACCAGTGGCACACGATTCGGAACGCGCCGAAACCCTAAACCGTTACGTTGCCGGTGATCTGAGTCACCGTTTCATCGAGACGGGCCATCAGCCGCACCGCCGCCTCTGAAACCGCACCGGCTGGAATCACATACCCTCCCCAGTTCGCGGAGCACCGCATAGTCTCGGTGTAGATCGGTGTCGGAGCAGGCCCAGCAATCGGACCGCCTCGCGCGAACTCCATCATCGCCTGCCTGTCCGTGCCCAGCGCTGGCCGCGATCAGCGCTGTCCAACAACTCGATCCGCGCCGCCAACTCAGGATCCAACACCGCCAGCATGTCCGCATACACACCGCGGCGCTGCAGCTCTGCAATCAGCGTCGACACCTGCCCCACGTTCGCAACCGACTGCGGACTACCCACACGTACACCGAGCGCGAAGCCCAGCGCCGCATCCGGCAGAGCCGCCAAACGTCCATCGATGGTTTCCGAGGCCATAGCCAGGAAAGTACCTCCGCACGGTGACGTCACCCGACCTTGCGTGACATCCAATCGGTCAAGTCCACCACCGAACCAGCGGAGCCAGCAGTGCGAGCAGTCGGGCCGAGTGCGCCGTCGACCAGCGGCGCTGAGATGTCCCACTCCAGGCCGGCCGAATGCACACACACATCGTGCCCAATCACCAACGCCGCCAAGTTGTCCGGCTGGTGCTGGCCAGCCTGCCACGCGACCGCCTTTGCCTCGAACTCGGGGAAATACCCGGCCAGGCGGCACCTCCCCACCTCCAGCGCCTGCAGCAGCGCGGCCGAGCGCGCTACCGCATCCCCAACCCGCGGCCGGCCCTTCGGCGGCCACGCGGACACTGTGATCGGCCGATTCAAGGCGCCGTTCTCCTCAGCACGCACGATCGCTTCCTTGACCACCCGCGTGTAGGTCTCGCGGGCCGCGAACCCTTCCACCGCAATCTCGCTGGCACCCACGTCAATCGCCAACTGCACAGACTCACGCGCCCACTCGTCCGATGTCATCGGCTTGGACTTGTCCGCGATCAACGCCACCACGCCCTGTCCAGTGAGCGATGTCGCGACCAAACCGCACGAGTCGCCCGACCCGCTATCGGATGGGTCTACCGCCACCACTGTGAACACCGGCCGCGACGGTGCGAGTAGGAGCCGCCAATCGTCCAACCACTTCTGCTTGACCAGCCCGCCGGCTGGCGCCGTGGGCTCGCCGCAATACAGTGCAAACCACACCCGCTCCCCCACGGTGCGCCGTGTCGCCGCGAAATGCTCAGCCGTGAAGCCCAACGCGGAGACCATCGCCACTCCAGCAGGCCGACAGAGCGCGTCGGGGATCTTCGGGTCCGAGACGGCGGGGATGTTGGTGCGCCGCCACCGGTCCGGCTCCTGCTTGATCAGCGCGCCGGCCAAGTCTTCCTCATGCCAGCGCGTCATCACCACCACGACGGAGCCGCCCGGATGCACACGCGTCGACAACGTCGATTGGTACTCGTTGAGCACGCGCCGCCGATGCGCCTTCGAGTCGGCTTCCGCCGCATCCTTAACCGGGTCATCGATGATCATCAGGTCGGCGCCGAAACCCGTCACACCCGAGTTGATACCGGTGGCCAGCACCCCGCCCTCGTGGCCCTCCACCCGCCACTGACCCACCGACGTCTTATCGCGCGCCAGCCGGTATCCCAGGAACTCGGCGTGCTCGTTGATGATCTTGCGGACCTCACGAGAATGCGTCTGCGCCAACTCATCCGAGTACGACACGATCACAATCTTCAGATCCGGGTTTACGCCCAACGCCCAAGCGGGCGTCCAGATCGCCAGCGACTGCGACTTCCCCGTCCGCGGCGGAGTGCTGACAACATCTCGCTGATCCGGCTCCCTAACCGATCGCACCGCGAGGTCCGACAGCAGCCGGATCGTCGGTGTCACACGGAACTTCGTATCGAGACGGCGCGCCAACTCAGCAGGGCTCCCCGGCCGTCGACGCGAGCGTGCCACCCGCACATACCGAGCAGCCGCCAGACTCAACACCGCAGACATGAGGTCAGGCTGCGCCCGCGAACGACACCGGCTCGCCGTCGAGCTCCGGCACGATGCCCGTGTGCTCCTCGAACCGACGCAGAATCACATCGGCATACCGCGGATCCAATTCCACACCGAAGCACCGCGACTGGCGGCCATGCGCTGCGATCAACGTGGACCCCGAACCGGAGAACGGGTCCAGCACCACGCCGCCCGGTCGCAGGCTATTGGCCAGCATCGCGTCGATCAACGCCACGGGCTTCATCGTCGGGTGTTCGGCGTTGCGGGCAGGCTTGTCCACCTCAAACACCGTGGTGGACTTGTTGTCGCCGAACCATCGCTCACCGCCGCGACCCAATCGGCCCTCGCCGCCCGGGACGAACCCGTACAGGATCGGCTCGTGCCGATACTGGTAGTCCGAACGGCCAAGGGCCATCATGTTCTTCACCCACACCAGGTTCTGTCGCACTTGCAGCCCGGCGCTTTCCATCGCGGACTCGAACGTTGTGCGTTCGGTGTCGGCGTGAGCCACGTACACCGGGGCGCCCGGCCGGGCCACCGCGGCCACCACGTCGAACGCCGCCTTCAGCAGCTCGAACAGCCCACCAGTCACGTCGTTTTGGATCCGCAACGCCGCCTTCGTCTTCCCCACATAGTCGACGCCATAGGGCGGATCGGTCCACACGCAATCCGGCTGCACGTCACCACACAGCGCCCGCACACCCTCCAGATCGGTCGTCGATCCGACCAGCAGCCGATGCTCCCCCAACGACCACAACTGCCCCGGCCGCGACACCGGAGACTCCGGTGCCGACGGAACATCATCCGGGTCAGTCAGCGGCTCCGGCGGGAACAGATCACGCTCCATCGCCAACAAATCCTCGAGCCCGTAACCGGTTCCGCCCAAGTCCTCGATCGACGACAACAGCTGATAGAGGTCGGAGGTGTCGTACTCGCCCAGGTCGGCCAGCCGGTTATCGGCCGCCACGATCGAGCGCGCGGTGTCCTCGTCGACATCCACTATCCCGACATCAATCGTGGTCCAGCCGAGCGACCGTGCAGCCATCAACGTGTGGTTCCCGGCCAGCACCTCGTTGCGGCGGCCAGTCTGGCTGCCCCGGTTAACCACGATCGGCCGGTACTGGCCGTGCTTGGTCAACGACACGGCGATCTGGCTGACATCACCGCGGCGCGGGTTGCCTTTGAAGGTGTGCAGGTCATCGACGGCAAGCTGCGTGTATTCGGGCACGCGCCGCAGTCTGGCATCAGACGATGAAACGGATCACATAGCGTGGGCTCTTATTGCGACCGTGCGGCTTTCACGGTGGCGTCGACGATAATCCACAGCATGAGTGCCGGAAACAGGTACTGGTTGACACTCGACAATGAAATATCAGTGAACAGCCACAACCCCGTTTCGACCACCCACACCACAATAAACAGCACCCGAGCGAAGCTCAGCAGTTTGACGACCAAGCCGCCCTACTTTTGTGTTTCGGTACAGAGGAATAGTTTGCGCAATGACGATGCGCGCAGTTGGAGTGCTATTGCCAGCCCTGCGCTTCGGTGCAGATCGTGTACTGCCGCACTGGATGGGGGTACCCGACCGGGCACATCTGGGCGTTGGCGACGCCAAGAACTAGTTTGGTTGCGCGGATTCGGATTGGGGCCGCGCTATCGTTGCAGGCCACCCGGTGAGTTCCCTCGTTGGTGACGCTGAGGCAGTCGTTGATGTTCCAGTAGATGTCAAGGCATGCCGTCCATTCGCCGGCCGCTGTGTTGCGGTAGTAGCGCCGATCGGCATCTCGGACGCATTCGTTGGGAGTCGCGACTCTCTGGATGATTCTGTGTGTGGTGTCAGGCGCGTTGCAGTCAGTTAGCGCTAGGGCGGCGTCTTTGGATTTTCCCGTGATTTTCACGCAGCGACCTACGGGTGCCTCATCAGCGCCCGCCGAGGTGGTGGTCGCTGGGGAGGGGAATTGTCCGTAGATGTCTGCGAAATTCGTCGGCGATGCAGCTGGGGAGGATGAGGGCTGGGGTGTGGACGGATCGCGGCCCGTACTCTGACATCCGGTTAGGGTTATTCCCAAAAGCATTGCCGCCCCGATGAATTTTGAATGGTTACTCATCTTTGACAATGTTGTAGTCCATATACTCATCGATTCCCATGACTTTCCACTGTCCGTGCAGATTGAACATGCTGAACCGCACATTTGCGGCCGGATAGTAATATGTGCGTGTTTCTTGGTCGGCATATTTGGTGTATACCTCGACAAGATAGGCAAATTCGCCGCGCGATATAATATTCAGCTTGGCGATATGAATCGGGCCGTTGATAGGTATACGCTGCATTATGTTCTGCGAGTAAACGCCTTGCGTACCGCCTTCAAACCCAGCCCCGAGTTGATCTGCAGCAAGTCCGATCGAAAGTGATTTGATCTTGTTCAGATCGTTACTGTTCATCGCTTGCACGTAATCTTCAATTACAGCCCGCACCTGTGCATCCGAGCTGTCGAACCTGCCCGCTTCGTATTTCATTCCCGCAGTGTATGAAACCGCTACTGCTGCAGCAACTGCGAGGATAGAGAGCAGAACATATAGGGTTCTTCGACTCCTGGCAGACCAGCGGGCGGGATTCAGACTAAAAGGCATTTTTTCTCGTCCGTTCATTTAAAAAACAGGCACGGTCGCGACGCACCGCTTGTCTTTCATTTTCGGTGCACTTGACCACACGCCCTTCACGAAGTCTGTCGCCTTGTATCCGGTGTCAAATGCATTTGACTGCCCACCGATGGATTGGTTCAGCGGGCCGTCCATCGGGAAGAGGTCTCGCGCATCCAGCTTTCCTGGCCCACCGCCCCACACCATGTCTGGACCATGCCCAACCTGCTTTCCGGCATACTTGGCAGGATCTGCGGTTCTGGCTGCGTCGGTTTCTCGTTTCTTCCTATCCTTCAGCTCGGGGGTCATATCCCGCTTGTACACGGCGCCACCGTTTCGCTGAATGAACTCTTTCCCGAGCCTAATGTACTCGTCTCTCTCGGCGATTATCTCAGGTTGAAATGCCTGCCAGGAATCCTTCTTTAGGCATACCGGCACCTGGTTCGCACATTCGGGATCGCCGGCGCGCGGATCGCACTCGCGCTCAATCATGTTCGCCAGGTTGCACAGCCCCCGAAGCGGGCCGGCCTTCACCTTTTCGCAAGGCAGACCTTCCGGAAGCCTGTCCGGCGGGCAGTCCCCACATTCAAGCGGCTGGGTCGGTAAGCGGCCCGGCGAGCGTTCCCCGTCTGGCCCCAACGATCCACCGCCGCCCTTGGGCAGCACGATCTCGGCCGCATCCCCGACCTGCTGAACTACATCGGCGACCTGCTGGGCCGTCTGGATGAACTGGTCCATCTGCTGCGACATCGCCTGGCAGCGCTGCTGGCGCTGCTGATCACCCTGGTCCTGTTGTTCCTGCTGCTGTTGTTGCTCCGGCTGGTTCTGCTGCTGCTGCTCTTGACTCTGTTGCGGCGACTGCTGCTGCTGCTCTTGACTCTGTTGCGGCGACTGCTGCTGCTGACCCTGTTGTGGGGACTGTTGACCCTGCTGAGGTGAATTCTGCTGCGGCGCTTGATAATCAGGATTCGGCTTGCCCGGCCCCTGGGTGTACCCGGGCGCCGTGGAGTAATTAGGCATCTGGGTTCCGTGCGCGGGCTGATCCCAGCTCTGCTGCGGCTGCTGCCCACCCTGCTGCCCCGGAACCTGTTGCGCACCAGGCGATCCCGTATTATAGATGCTGATACCCGAGTTCTGATCCAGCGGCGGCTGATTGTTGCCGCCCTGATAATCAGGCATTGAGCTGGGCATTTGCGGTGGCTGAAACTGGGAACCCCCACCGTCGGTCATTCCACCGGTCGGCCCCGGAGGTCCCGTTGGGTCAGCGGCTACCGTCGCGACCGCCGAGAACCCACTACCGGGGAGGGTGTAGTCATCGACGATCTTCGCTCCACCGACAGTCAGCGCGACGATTGCCGCCAGCACCGATGCCCGCCGCAAACCAGCTGGCATCGTCCAACGATCCTTCATGACCATGAATGCAACCGCCCCTTTCCGCCGACACTGACCGCGCCCCTGGGCAGATCATTGCACACATATGGTTGCCATGTCGATAAAACCCCAGCTATTGAGTTAGCCGCAGCAGCGTGGGCTTTGCATCTCCGCTGGTAGACACAGCATGCAGGCACTCGCGTGGCGCGGCGAGCTCGGAGCAACATACGGCGCGCAACGCCAGGCTACGGCTCGTGTTTAGCGGCTCATTCGCTAGGTCGCAGCGAAGGCCCACCGTAAAAGTGTATTGCACTTTATGTCAGATGTGTAATACACTTTTCGGTATGCGGATCGAGATCATCCCCACCGGATGGCAACACAGCATCACCGGCGACGAGATCCGCAACGTCATCACCCACCCACTCCTGCGCTACGCCATCACAACCACCCACCCCGACGCCGACACCTACATGTTCATCGGCAACATCAACAAACAACCATGGATCGAAGTTGCCGCCGAAAACGAGGATCAAGAGGCCTGGGTCATCTTCCATGCAATGGTCCTGACCCCACGTGTTGCTCGCGAAGCCTTCGAAATCACGGGAGGAATCATCAACCTCCGCAACGAGGTATCACCCCAAAGGCCCTATATCGGCCCGCAATACGACCGAAAGGAGAACTGAGCATGGCAAAACGAGACCCGCGCGACTACGAAGAAATGAGCCGAGCCATCGAAGACGGCCGATACTCCGTAAAGGGGCCCGTCGAGTTCGGCGCCGATGCCGCACTTCTCCCCATCGGAAGACCCACCAAAGGCACCACGCGCTTATCCGGCAAGACCCCCGCATTGCCCGTACGGCTACCGGCATCGATCCGGTCCGAGATGCAACGCCGCGTCGACGACGGCGAGGTCAGCTCAGAATCCGGATTGGTAAGGGCCGCGCTAGTCGAATACTTCGAAAACCACCCCCGTAGTGGCCCGGTCGCTACTAACGTCACCATCCATTCCAGCCACCAGGAGGAACACACCGTGACCAACAAGAAGCCAGAAGCCCGCCACGTTGTACCCAACGCCGACCGCGGCGGTTGGGACATCCAGAAGCCCGGCTCTCCCCGATCTAGCGGTCACTTCGAAACCCAGGCTGAAGCCGTCGACCGCGCGCGCACCATCCTCGGCAACAGCGGCGGCGGTGAACTCAACATCCACGACAAGCAGGGCAAGATCCGAGCCAAGGACACCATCGCGCCCGGCAACGACCCCTACCCGCCGAAGGGCTGAGCAATGCAGGAAATGACATCGGGTGGCGCATTCACCGACATGGCCGCGATGATGCGACCGCCAGAACAGATCTACGTTGCCACCGTCATCCATCCCAGGAACGGCGAAAGCATCCTCACCGCCCACAGGTCCCTCGATGGAGCCAAGGCACAAATTGAGCAGTACGCCAACTCGTGGGAAGGCCAAGACCGCGACAACGTCAAGGGAACCATCAACCAAGTACCGCTCGGCCCCTGACGCCACCTGATCCCAACGCGAAAGCTGCGGCCACCCAGCCAATTATCGGCGTGGGTGGCCGCAGCGGGTTTTGAAAACTATGAATACGGAAGCGTCTACCCCGGCAACTGCTGAGGATATGCACCAACTGTCAAGGCGAACGCCGAGGCCAATTCATGCAACCCCGATGCCGTCGCATTCGGAGCAGTTTCCTTGATCGCCGTCAACAACGCCTGCCGAGTCTCTTTCGTCAGATCACTATCAGCCATCGATTGCCCCTCTCGGCCCCAGCACCCTGCCGAGGCGGGCGTCACGCTATCGCCTCCACTCAGGCTTCAAGATCCAAACGCGAAAACTCGTCGCACACAAACAGACACCGGGGATAGGCCCCCTTCCGAAACGGCTGTCTTCCCCAACCACCGTCCGAAAGGGGGCCACCGATCAACTATCTCGGATACGCCGGAGTCGTCGTAGGAGCAGTCGACACCGACAGCAGCTCCCCGGTGCACATGGCCGTCGTCTTCTCCGCGTATGGCGTCGCCCACCTCGCCAACAGCTTGCCCGAACCACTACTGCCGAACGAATCCGAGTCCCCGAACAACTCCAACGCGGTAGGAACGGTCTTCGGCGGGACAGCGAAAACGATGTCGCCCCACGCATGAGCGTTGTCGACCGGAGAGCCAAGCAGCGGCCCACCGAACGAACCCAGATCAAACTTGCCGTTCTTCACCGGCTCAACGTTGCCGGTCTGCAGCCTCCAATTGGCCGTCGGAATCGCGCCCTTCGACGCACCCGCACTTACGTGGAACACCACGACACGACCATCATCGGCCGTCGCGCACGTCGGGCCCGCATCCACACTCACAGTGCCCTCGAACTCATCGCTCCCCCAGCCCGGGCCATGGCCCTTGACTTTCACCGAGGTATTCATCTGGTTGTAGTCCGTGCTACCCGAATCGTCCGCACTGCAAGCCGACAACGCGAACGCGCCGACAGCCAACACGCCCGCAGCCACGCCGCGGACAATCTTCATATCAATCACTTCAATTCCTTCCTGCGCAGGTCACTTGCCCACGCAAGGTCGGAAAGGGGTGACGGCACGCTCACGCCATCCCACCAATTTTTGGCGGTGATACGGCGTACCTGATACCTTCAAAACCTGTCGCCAACAGGGAATTGGGGTCCCAGGCCGTGACGCCACCACCAGGCATCTGGCCTGGGGCACCTATCCGACCTGCAGAATCTTATCGGTGTAAGTAGCCCAAATCACGTGGCGGCAACACCAATTACGCGCAACACCCAGATTCTTAGAACTCAGCCCTGTGGACGCCTCAAGATCCACGACTGTGGATAAACGCCGAAATAGCTGCTAACCAGCTTCCAAGCTTGTGGACAACCTGTGAGCTATGGGTAGATGATGGCAAACAGTAGTCCATCGTTTTCTTAGAACCGGGCATCTGAAACACCTCGGGCGTGTCGGGCCAGCCGAACGCTCACCCAACGAACCCGACCTCAGCCATCCTCTGCGGCCCGGGCGCGCACGTTGTAGACCGTCGCGCGGGACACCCCGAACTCGCGCGCTAAATCCACCGGATGCTCACCAGCCGCAAGCCGCTCCAACACTTCGGCTGTCTGCTCACCCGTCAGCGCTGGCCTGCGGCCCTTGTACACGCCCTTCGCCTTCGCGAGCTCGATGCCCTCGCGCTGACGCTCCCGGATCATCGACCGCTCGAACTCCGCCACCGCGCCCAGCATCGACAGCAGCAGCGTGGACATCGGCGAATCGTCGCCCGTGAACGTGAGGTTCTCCTTGACGAAGTGGACCCGCACGCCCCGCGCGGTCAGCTCCCGCACGGTGCGCCGTAGATCCTCCAGCGAGCGCGCCAGCCGATCCATCGAGTGGACCACCAGCGTGTCGCCGTCGCGCACGTAGCCGAGCGCCTCGGTGAGCGCCGGCCGGGCAGTGTCCTTGCCGCTGGCCTTGTCCTCGAACCGCTTATCAACCTCGATGCCGTCGAGCTGACGTTCGGTGTTCTGGTCCAGCGTCGACACCCGCACGTAGCCGACCTGCTGCCCCGCTTTCGTGTCGCTCATCGGGTCATCATCCCCTGTCGTCATTCGAGGTCGGACCATTCGGCCCACGTCGGTAGCGGCTGGCTGTCCCAGTGGACGATCGCGATGGGCCGGCCGCGCTCGTTGAGCAACATGCCCTCCGCGCCCGTGCGCTGGTGCTTCACGCGCCGGTCCGCCAGCGCGATGCGGATCGCGTCGAGATAACTGCCCGTGAACGCCTCGTCGGCGAACACGGCGTCCAGAGCCTCGTCAATGCCCTCGCGCTCCGTGATGGTGTCAGCGATCAGCGCACCCACCAGACGCGTCTCCGGCACGCTGATCATGGTCTCCAGGTGGGCCAGGTAGGACAGCAGTTGCGCCGTGGTGTGGGCGTTGATCGCGGCTTGCAGCTTCTCGCTGGCGCTCATCGGACCTCGTATTCCTCGACCAGTGCGCCGCGGCGCTCCACTCGGACCGCGAGCACTCTGGCGTTCGCCGTGGCGGCAGTGGTGGCCTCTTCGCTGGCGAGGTTGGTTAGAGCGGCCTGGAGGGCGGTCTGGACAGCGGCGGCGATCCGCGCGGCCTGGGCTTCGGTGACGCCTTCGATCTGGTAGGTCGTCGTGAAGCTGGTGAGGTAGCCGGTGGTTTTCGTGGCGGTGGTCATGAAGTTCTCCGTTTCCAACTAGGTTCTAGACCACATTAGAACCTTGTCTAACAATTAGTCAACCACTCTTGTTAGACTGTATTTACGCATTTCACCGCTGATATCGCCGATTCTTCAATCTGTTTGGCACGGGTATACCCCAGTTAGACGCCCGTGTGCCTCACGGGTGCCTCAATAGCTGACAGCATCGTCTGCCTCGTCGTCGCTGAGGTCGGGCAGCAGCTCGCCGCATTCGTCGCACTCCACCATCCCGTCAGCGGTCGGGTTGAGCGCTCGGTGCGGGCAGTCGTCCTCTGCGATCTGCTCCAGCACGCGTGCCATCCACCCGGACTCGGACTTGGCCTCGATGCCCTGGGCGCGGCGCGTCACGGCCAGCCACTCGGCCAGCTCGTCGACCGGGATGCCATCGAGAGCAAGCACCTGGCGGGTCACCTCGACGTGGATGTCCCACAACGGATCTCCCGGGCCGGCGACGAACGCGAACAGCTCGCGGCACTCGGCCACCACCGCGGCGTTCAACGCGGCCGGGTCCAGCCGCCCCTCGGCGACGTCCTTGGCGACCAACATCGCGGCCTTGATCGCATCCTGTGCCGGATCTGACGGGGCGGTCACGACTCGACCACCTCGGCATCGATGACGGGCTGGGCCGAGATAGCCGACCGGCCCGACGCAGCCAGTGCCAGTAGCTCGGACTCCGCGCGCTCCAGCACCGCCACGGCGGTCGTGACGTTCACGTTGACCTCCTCAGGCACAACGACGAACAGACCCCACAGCTTCGCCTCCTTCTCGTAGCTGTCGAGCACGGCGCGGCCCAGCTCAGACACGGTGCGGTGCTCCCCCTTGGCCTTGGCTTTCGCCATGGTCTCCATCAGCATTCCGCGAACCTGGCGGATGCCGTCACCGTTCGCGCGGCGCGCGATTTCGAGGGTGGACGGCGGGTTCTTCTTGAGCCACGACATGGCGGCTTTCTGGGCCGATTGGGGCGATTTGAAGCCTGTGACCTCGGCGACTTCGCGCCATGTGCGTCCGGCGATGTGGAGCTGCCAGGCTTTTTCGGCGCGTTGGTTTGAGCCTTGGCGGTTCATGACTGGCGGCATGGTGGTGGATTTTCTTTGTTGGGGGTGCTGGCTGGGGTTTGGGCTGGGTGGTTGATGGTTCGGGGTTTTGGGGTGGTGGGGGTGAGTTACAGGGGTGTTTTTTGGCTGCTGGTGGCGTCGTGGGGCGGTTTTCAGCGGGTTTGTGGGGTGGTTGTGCCTGTGGGGGTGTTCCAGCCCATTTGGGCGCGGATGGTGGCGAGTCCTCGTTTGGCGGCTGCTGCGTGGTCGATGTGGCGGCATGGGAGTCCGTCTCGGTGGCCGTGGGTGTCGCAGAGCTGGCAGTTGCGGATGGCTTCGGCTTGGGCGATGTCGGTGAGGTCGGGTTGGGCTTGTGTGCGTTCGTCGGCCCAGGGGTCGTAGGGGTCACGCATCGTCGGTCTCCTGCTGGGTTCGGCTGCGGAGTGCGGCGTGGACGAGTTGGCGTCCGCGGGCGTTGGTTTCGGCTTGGGTGGGGTTGTGGTTGCAGACGGTGCTGGTGCCGGGGAGGTAGCCGTCTGGGTCGCAGAGGTCGCACGCGGCGATGGCCTGGGCGCGGAGTTGGGCGGCTTGGTGGAGGGCGTCGGCCCTGGCTTGGGCTTGGGCGCGTGTTTGGTGTTCGGTCCAGCGTTCATGTGCCTTGCGGAAGTTGGCGCAGGGGCCGCAGTTGTCCTCGATGGCGTCGGGGTTGTCGCGGTGCGCTTTGCATCGTGTGGGGGGTTCGTCTGGTGCTGGTGTGGGTTCGGCGGTCTCGTGTGCGCGCGCACGCGTACCCCCCACTTGAGTAGTTACCAAGGTGAGAGAACCTGAACCTGAACCAGAACCCGAGGGTCCCTGGGTGGGTCTCGGGGAGGGTCCCGGGGTGGGTCCTGTTTCCCCAGGTCGCGGGGTGGGTCCCGTAGACCCTCCCGAGGTGAGTCCTTGGGTGGGTCCCGTAGAGGGTCTAGGGGTGGGTCCCTGGGAGGGTCCCTCGGTGAGTCCGTCGAACGGTTCAGGGAACGGCTGCGGGTATCCGTCGGCCAGGGTCTTGAGGTGTGCGCGGGCCGCCCGGTGGGTGTCGTTGAGGGAGTCGCGCAGACGCTTGGCGTAGTCCTTGTCCCCCTTCACTTCCGGGACGTCCATACGGTCGAGCTCGTCGGCAAGTACAGCGGCGAACTTGGGCGAGTCGATGACGGCCAGGAGGCGCAGCGCGGCCAGGAACATGGTGGGCTGCTTGTCCAGTTCGTCGCGGCGGATCCGGGACCGCACCAGCACCTCCCCCGTGTCCTCGTCGGTGAACACGAAACCTCGGCGCTCCATGCGAACCAGCGCGGCCTGCAGGTCGCCCACGGCGGGCAGGTGGTCGCCGTCGCGCATGGCCTTGCGCCAGCGAGTGAAGTTGATCGGCTGGATGCCGGCGGCATTGACGGCGCGCTGCCCATTGAGGACCTGGAAGAACAGCTTGTCGAAGATCGGCTGGTTGCAGAAGTCGTCGTCGGACCATTGGGCGAACAGGTTTTTGGCGTACTCGCGGGTCGTCACTGTGCTGCCTCTGCGATCGATGGGGTGGTGGGCGGTGTGCTGATTTCATTCGTCGGGGGTGAAAAGGCGGAACGTCGCCGCCTGTCCGCGTCCAGCTCGCGGTTGACGCCGCCCCAGATCCCGTACGGTTCGCGCCTCGCGCTGGCGGCGGCCCGGCACTGCGGCCTCACAGGACATTTGGCGCACACCGCCTGGGCTGCACGCGCAGTCACAGTGTCGGACGGGTCAGGGAAGAACAGCTCGGGGTCTTCGTCCCGGCACACAGCGCGGGCCTGCCAGTTCCGACTCATCGACGTCCCTTCCGTTTCTGTGGACGTGGGCAATTCGGGTGGTGGCCCTGCGTAGGTGGGTGCCAACCGCAGTACGTGCAGCGGCCCAGAGCGCGGCATTCGGCATACGTGAACAGCACCCGCGGCAGCTCAGCCATTGGCCAGCTCAAGCAACACGTCGGCGTGGCACGGCTGATCGAGCGGGCACCAGCACACGAGGTCATGCCCGGCCAGGAGGTAGCGAATTACACCGACTCGCGATGTAAGCCACCTATCGCCGTTGATGTTCGGGCCACCGCCATGCACCATGTCGGCATAGCAGGCGACGCTCTGCTCAACGGTCAGAACGGTTCCCTCTGGCAGCCATGGCATTCGTGGGCGACCTGGGCCCGCAACGTACGGGTTGCCCCACTGGCTCGGCCGCCCGACGTAGATGGCGCCTTCTGGCATCCGCCAGCCCGCGGTGCGCTTGCGCTGGATGCGCTTGTGGTGTCGGCAGTCCGGGCAGCACTTCCGGCTGGGCCGCGCGCCGTCGCAGTCGGAGAGTGGAGTGTCGCACCACTTGCACGGAGTATTGGCCGGTATCACTGCACTCCCTCGAACATCGAATCCATCTGTGCCTCAAGAGCTGCCGTGCGGGCCCGCTGGCGCGTCTGCGCGTGGTGCTCTAGGTCGTAGTGCAGGTGGCACCCCTGGCACATCGCGCGCAGGTTCTCATCCCGGCAGTCCTCGGGGGTGTGGTTCAGGTGCGCCACGGTGAGCACGACGCGGCTGCCGGTGCCGTAGGCGGGCTGCCCGTTGACGTTCGGGCAGCGGTCGAGGTGTGTACCGCGCAGGCACTCGCCCTCGCACTCACAGCGGCCTTGCGCGCGCTCGAACCGGATGCGGCGCGAGATCTCAGGCCAGTCCTTGGGGTAGCGATCGCGGTTCTCGGGACGTATGGGCATTACGCCACCTCCTCCCAATCACCAAGGGCAGCGCGTTCCACGTGTGCCTTGCATCCCCACTCGCGCAGCTGTTTTGCCGCCGCGTCCGGCTGGGCCCGTTGCATGAACCGGCGGGCAGGAGCGATCGGCACGGCGATCACGGGCTGGTCGTCGTAGCCCCGATATCCATTCGGGTAGTCGGGCTCGTCTCCGGGTTCGCACACAAGGCGGGTGAATCGCGGCTTGTTACCCCAACCCGCCGGCGTCCATTCGTCACCCGGGTCTTCCAGGTACCCGGTGATATCGGGCAGCCAGGCGGGCGACGGGTCATCACCCTCGGGGTTGTGGAAGTAGTCGACGATCTGCTCCCACCAGCGCCAGTCTTGGTCTATGAAGGGCATGCCGTCCTTGGTCGGCCACTCGTCGACAACCACGCGGTATATGTACTTACGCACAGCCATCACGCCACCTCGCCGCTACGGCAGCCGTAGGGTGAGCAGCCGTCCGGGTCGCCGTCCTCGAATAGGTCGAGCTGCATGTCGGCGTACTCGGCACGTGTCACGCGGTCGATTGGTGCCAGGTCCAACGGAACTCGTGAGCGGTGCAGGAACGCCTCGCCGTCGAGTGGGTTGGCCGAGGCGCCGCCCTTGCGGATACGGCGATCGAAATCGACCGCGTCATCCCAGAGGGAGTGGAACCGCTTACACATGCACAGATCGGCAGGCGCTTCGGGCTGGTCCCGGTTGTACAGATGCGCGCACGCCTTCGGTTCGTCGAACCCGCGCCAGTGGTCGTCACGGGGGTGGTTGCACGTCGCGCAGATGTCGCGCCGCTCGTACATGTACCGCCACTGGGCATTGCCGTGGAACGGGCACCCAATGCAGGCGCTCTTGGCGGTGTGTCCCCACCCCGCGCGCTCCAGCCAGCGCTGGCAGTCCTTGCGGGACATACCCAGCTCCAGCAGCGGGTAACGCGGCCGGGAGTAGTTCACGTCCAGCCGGTCGCGTACCCGGTGGATCTCATCAGTGGAGAACCCGATCCACTGCTCTGCGAACACATCACGCGGCACCGGTGTCGGATGCGGGTAGCCCAGCAGCTCGCGCACCTTCACCTTGATCGGCTTGAGCTTGTACTCGCTGGTGCACTGGCGGCGCCCCATGCCGTGCCGTTCAGTGGCAGTGGCTAGCCTGGTGCCCACAATCGACCCACGGCCGTCGCCACCGCACACCGAACATGAATCAGGCTCGTCAGATGGTCCACGGCCGGAGCCGCCGCAGGGTGCGCATACGCCATAAACAGGCACCTCGGTAGCCTTGGGCGCCAAGGTGAACCATGGCACCGAAACGAATCGCGCTTCCGGGTCGAGGGTGTCGGCCCGCAGGTTCCCCGACGAAACCCGGTACAACGGGATATCCACCCGGGCAAGCTCGGCACCGAGCCGGTCCACCTGCTCATAGACCGCAGGTGGCTCCCAGCCGGTATCAGCGAACACCGCAGCATCCAGACCAGGCAGCGTGCCGTCGCACGCCATGAGCGCCAACACTGTCGACTGGACACCAGCACCGAGAGACAGGACCCGGATAGCGGGCTCAGATATTGAGGTGCCGTTACTCATCCGACACCCCATAGCCGCGCCTCCTCCTGGTGCCGGCGGCTAGCGGCGAGCAGCGCGGCGGCGACATCCTCCAGCTCGTCGGCGTCGATACCCAGCCTGTCGGAAATGGTTATGTCGCCGTTGAATTCCTGCTCGATGTACGGGTCACTCAGCCACACGGTGTTGTCAGTGCCGTTGACCCCAACCGGCTTCGGCAGCTCCACGACCGCATATCCGTGTGATTCGAGCAGCTTGGCAGCAGTGAACAAGGGATCGCTCATTGGTTGTCTCCGTTCGCTTTCGGGTCGGCTTCGAATCCGGGGCAGTCGGACAGCACCGACTTGGGGTTGATGTCGCCGACGTGCTGCGACAGGTGATCACCGCAGATGCAGATCGGGTTATCCGTCATCCCAGGCTCTCCACTCCGACGGTGATCAAGTCGCGTGATGACGGTGGGGTGACCGCGTTTCCGGCTTGGCGTGCCTGTTCGCGCCGGTTGCCCTTGATCACGTAGTCGGCCGGGAAGTCCATGGAACGCTTGAGTTCCCGTGGTTCCAGCATGCGGAACCGCACGTCATCGAGATTGAACGTCGGACGCTCGGCCGCAAGTAGCGATTGGTGTCCTTCGGTGGTCAGGGTCCGCATTGGCTCGGCTGCCGGTGTGACCATCTGGGCCGGGTTGCCGCGCGGGGTGTTGTTGCGCATCAGCAGTGCGTGCCGCTCGATCGCGGTCACCGTTGACAACGGCTCGCCAGCGGGGCGCGTGGTGCCGTTGCCGTAGTAGGTGGTCACCAGGCCGTGGTGAAATCCCGACGCGGTGACGGTCGACAGTGGCTTGGAAATGGCGCGGACATCGCTGCTGCCTCCGCGCAACTCGGCCATGAACGCCAACCCGGTCTCGTTGCGAGTCGTCATGGTGCGCATCGGACCTGACACCGGTTGTGCCTGCTTGCCCTCGCGCCCCTCGACCGGGATCGCGAGTGCCTTGGACATCGTGGTGTGGATTGTGCGCAGCGGCTCGTCGGTTGACCATGCCCGCATGTAGGCATCAGCATGACCATGGCGCGGATGTCGAGGGTCCGCCGCGTCGTAAGTGTTCCCGGCCGCCTCGACAACGAACGGTGCCCAGTAGCGGTCGATGCCGGCGCGAATGCGAGCCATGGTCTTCTCGGCGAGAGGCTTCTCGCGATCGCCGAGGCGCGTGCCGAGCATTGACCAGTCGATGATCTCGGCGGCAGCGCGCACGGCGGGTTCGACTATCTGGTTGCGGCATTTGACGTTGGGGCACCGGTATACGTACTGCTGGCGGTAGCGGCCGACGGTGTTGCCGGGTTTCTTGAATACCTGCATGGCGTTGACGGGCCCGCAGTCAGGGCAGATCGCCCGAGGCCGGACTACCCGCTCAAGGTCCGGGGCTCGGTTCGTGCGGCGCCAGAACACGACGTACAGGCGGTCGCGGGACTGCGGTGCTCCGGGCCCACCGAGTTGGGCGTGCATCGAATTCAGCATCACGAGACGGTGGTCGTAGCCGAGGCTTTCCATTGCAGCTAGCCATGCATGGAACGGCGCCCACTTGGCCGCCTCGACGACATTCTCGACAAACACCACCTCGTAGCGGTGGTACTCGGAAAACCTGACGACATCCCACATGGTTGCCCGTGAGCGCTCTGCGGCTTCGTCGGGCAGGGTGTCGCCGAACAGGTCGGGCTGGGCGTCGGCCCGTTTGATCCCCTTAGCCTGCGAATGATTCGTGCACTCGGGAGAGAACCAACCGAATGTCGTCTTAGGAAAGTACTTCGGGTGGATCTGCGACAGATCCGCGCAATAGTGATCGGCGTCCGGGTGGTTCTCGTTGTGCGTATCCACCGCCAGCTGCCAGTGGTTCGCCGCGCACCGGACCGATACACCCGGCACCTGAATCGCGCCCGTGCTGGAACCACCTGCACCGCAGAAGAAGTCGGTCAGCGATATGTGTGTGCTCATCACGCACCTGCCTCATCGATCGCGCGGACGGTCGCGCACGGGTGATCGGTCCACTCCCCGTCTTCGTCCTGTCCGCACTCCTCACAAACCACCCGAGAGGTGGTCGACGCTGTCTCGTCTTCGCATACGCAGCCGTCAGTGGTGTCGCCGCACTCCGCGCAGGTAACCAAGTTGATCGGCCTGTGTAGTTCCCGGATCGTGGTGATTGCCTTGCTCTGCCGTTCGGCGAGCTGCTTGGTGGCCAGCACGGTGTCGGCTGCACCGAGGATGCCCAGCACTGCCCCGCGGTCGATCGCGTTGAGGGTGTGTCCGAGTTGCGCCACCGTCACACCCCCGATGCCTGGGCTTCGGCGTGCGCGCCGTCGAGCTCGATGGCGTACAGCTGCGCGGTGTGCAACGCGGCGAACGCCTTACCTTCCGCGGGCAATGCCAGCATGGGCAGGCCGTCGTGCCCGACACCCTGCAGGATCCATTCGCGGCCGACGCTCTGAACCATGTAGGTGCCGCGCAGCCCGACCGCGACTAGAGCACCGATGATCTCGCTGTGTCCGCGCCACCTCAGGCTCATAATCCGAAGCCCTCTACGCGGACCTCGACGCCGGCCGTCTCCCCTAGCTCGGCTATCCGCTTGTAGCCGGACAGGCTCACTACCTGCGAGTCGTCGGAGAAACACACATCTGTGAGGGCGTCGAGGATCGCGCGTTCCAGTTTGTCGAGGTCGGGCCGCTTGGTCGCCGCCGGCGTCCGGGTCTTGGGCGCGGATTTCGGCCTGGGCAGGACGAATTGCAGCGTGACCGACACCGGCCCGTCGAACATCGGCCTGCCCGCCATCGCCCCGTGCGCCACCAGCGCGACCCGTTCGCGCCACGGGCCAACCTCTTTCGACGATTCGACGAGGACCCCTCGACCGACATGTCTCTTGCTGCCCTGCGGGGCGGGCTTACCCGGGACGAAGAACACCGCGTCCGAGGCATCCAGCAGCGTCGGCGTCGTCACTGTTCACCGGCTTTCGGAGCGATCGCGGCGAGCGCGTCCGCCAGTTGCTCCGGCGCGAACCTCACCACACGCGCCTTGCTGTCCTCGGCCGGCCCGACGATCCCGACCGCAGCCATTTCGTCGAGGAGACCGGCAGCTCTGGCGAATCCGATCTTGAGCTTGCGCTGCAGCATGGACGTGGATCCGAAGTTGGTGGTGACCACCAGTTCCACCGCCTGGCGCAGCAGGTTCTCGCCGTCGATCTCCAGCTGCTCGGTGTCGTCGTCCGGATCGGAGTCGCTGTGCGCCAGGAACAACCCAGCCCCGTGGCGCAGCAGATCAGCAGCCACACTCGCGCCGTTGTCGTCCTGTCCGAGGACCGGCTCGATGCTCGGCCCGTCGGTCGTGAACCCCTCCACATACGAGCCCGGGGTGGCAAGGCCGATCCACGTGTCGCCGATCTGGACGGTCTGCACCAGCCGCTCCGACGACCGGAACATCTGGATCTGCATCTTGCGGCGCTTCGCCACCGCCACCAGCGAGGCCAAGACCCCCGCCGACCACAGCGTGAGCGGAACCTCTTCGTAGTCCTCCTTGGTCAGGAAATCACCAGTCCGCAGGCGCTGCACGATGCTCGTCGGGAACCGCGACTCGTGATGTGCGTGGAACTGAAACTCGTTGTCCGAGCCAAAAAGTGCAGGCGACTCCGACAGCGTCACGGTCCAACCTGGGTGCTCGTCGTCCTTCTTGTTCTCCGGCGGATCGGCCAACACCAGGTGGATGTCGACGGTGTGCTGATCGCCCTTGCTCTTGGCCCAGGACTTGCACAGCGCCAGCACGTTAACGACCGATTCACAGGGCCACACCATCGGGTCAATGCGCCCGTCGATCGGAATCCACGTGTGCCCGAAGACGAACTTCGTAGTCGACGTCGCGGCCAGCAGGTCCACGTCGCCGGGTTCTTCCCGCCAGGGCCCGCGGGTGGTGGCGATGTGCACTCCACCGAAGGTGTTGTTGGCTGTCGCCAACGCGTCGGTCAGTACGTCGATCAGCTTGTTGGTTGGAACTGTGATGCTCATGGATTGCCTTCCAAAGATGAGATGGCTACCAACGATTGCCGGTGGCAGTGCGGATTTCGTGCTCTAGTTCCCGAGCTGCTTCCGGTTGATCAGCGGCTCGGGAGGCAATGCGGGCGCGCTCACTGCTTCGCGTCCGTAAAGCCGGGGTGCTGGCCTGCCATGTGGCGCTGCAGGTTGGCGAAAGACCGATTGCAGCAGGGGCATACGCCCTTCGCGATGCGGTTGCGCGTCTTGGTCAACTTGCCCTTTGTGACCGCGTGCGCCGCTTTCGCTGCGCGCAGATCCTCATCCCGGTTGGCGAGTTGGCGCTCCAACATGGCAGCCCTGGCTTTCGCTTCCTCGGTCCCGTTCTTCTGCGGGTAGTACCGGCTGTGTCCGTTCGGGCAATACCAGGTCCTGTGGTCCTCCCGGCGCTGGCGGATAAATTCGTCATTGAGCGCGAACGGAACTCCGCAACCCTCATGGCCACAGTGAATGACGGTGTAGGTATCGACCGCGGTGAATGTCGCGCTCACTTCGCCGCGTCCTCGTCGAACATGCCGATCAACGATTGGGCCTGCTCATGCGTGAGGTCCTGATCCCGGCTGACCCGCGCCTGGGTAGCCGACAGCACGTAGTCGAACCAGCCGGAATCGTCACCGCCGAAGCCCTGCTCTTTCCGGATCTGCGCCAACCGAGTCAGCTGCTGACCCGTCGCCATCAGGACGTCCTCGACTGGGCCGCGAACATCGATTGACTCCCGCTCGGGTGTCGGTTCGTCCACCGGCTCACCGACAACCTCACCGTCGATATGGGTCGGGCTGTCGATCGCACCCTCAGAAAGATCCAGGCGCACACTGCCGTCGTTGTCGATGGCCCGCTGAATCTCCGTCGACTTCGGCATCAACGCCATCAGCCGCAACAGCATCGTCTTTTTGCCCATGGCGTCGAAATGATCCGACCACGGACCGATGATCTTGCCTTCGCGGGTCTTGGCCATGGCGAACTTGTCTCGATGTTCCTCCATGTCCGCGACCGTCATCGGATCGGTCAGCGAGTAACCGCCGTTGGCTAGACGACCAACCGCGTAGAACAGGCGGGCATCACCACGCGGGCCGTCCAGGTTCGGGCGGTGCACCCATTTATCCTCGGCCGCACCGTATTCGACCTCGAACTGATCGTTGCTGTACACAATCCGCGAGTGCAGTGAGGCGATCTGCTCGGAGCGGTGACCGAGCTCGACATAGCCCTTGTAGCCGATGATCAGTTGGGCCTTTTGGCCGCGAGTCTTGCTGTCCCAGAATGGCAAAATCCACGCGTGGCCCAATGCGCCAACACCCGGACGCAAACCTAGCTGTGCGCATGTCATCGCCGATCCCAACACCGATACCGGGTCGCACTCCGCCAGCTTCGGAGTCTGCTTCACACACGTCATCACGTCGCGGATCAGCTGTACGGCTTCCACTCCTCGCGGCATGGCCCGCTGAAACTGCGTCTCCATCTTCGCGAGCTGGGTCTGTAGCGACTCTCCGCCACCCTGCTGGGCGACCGACTGTTGTGCGCGTCGTGCCAGATCTCTTGCCATGGTGGTTATTTCCCTTTCGGTATGTAGATGGATGTGGATTGAAAACGCCGATATAGCTCGGGGTTTTCGGACTTGAGGAGGTCACGGTCGACGACCTCGACCTTGTGGAGCCACAGGTCCGCGTCAGGCTCCTCAGCGCGGAATTCCTTCTCTCGGAACTGGCCTCGTTTGAGTGCAACCAACTTGTTGCCCACCTCATCTGTGAGCACGTCAGCGCCCTGCAGCAGCGCGGCTAACCGGTTCACCGCTTCTGCTTTGGCCACCTTCGACGCCTTCTCCTGCGTGAGGGCGCAGCGATAGGCCGAGACGGCATCGGCCACCGAGGCGGGGTCTTCTGCGATTAGCTCCACTCCCGGCTGCCGCGGCCAGCGTGCGGCGATGGCCTCCGCGGTTGCGTCCGAGCCGTCGATCGGGGGTGCGACATCGGGGATGATGTATGTCTCCCATAGGTGCTGCTCGGCCTGATTGATCGTGGCGATCAGGTCCTCGTCACGCGGGATGTACTCCCAGCGCAACCGGTTTCCACCCACCAGGCCGGCCACGTAAGCCCCGTCAGCACCCGTGACCGCCATCCCGTGCTGCACCTGCAGTTCCGCGTGATCTGGCACCTGGTCTTCCCAGTCAGATGCCAGCCATGCCGACGCATTTTTGATCTCTACGAGGGCGTTGAGCGAGAGGATCAGACCGTCCGGGTTGTACAGCTGCCAGGGCCGCACCAGCGACCGCAGCGTCTTGCACTCAAGGATTTCCACGTTGAGGCGGCGGGCCAGCTCCTCGCGGATCACGGGCTCCAGCAGCGTGCCCCACATCATCGCCTCGGTCTCGTCCTCCGGGCGGGCTCGGCCTGTCTTCTCCACCCACACGGAGAACGGCGAACCGTACTTGCCCATCCCGAGAACTGCTGAGCAGTCCGACGAACCGATACCAGTGCGCCGCAACTCAAGCCACTCGTCACGATCCTTGTAGTCGCCAGCCATCTCGGCATAGTTGGCCCAAAACGGGGTATCGGTCACTGGTAGCTCCTCACTTCGTCGAGAGCGTCGGTGCGGTCACCGGCCATGCCGAGCGCTCCGCGTCGCGCGACATCTGCTGCGGCGCGCTTCATTTCCGTCATCGTGTGCGTGGCAGCGCGCCACTCCTCGGCCTCGAACTCGTACGCCATCACTGGTTCACCCCTGTCTCTTCTGATTGGTCGGCAGGGTCCGGGTAAAGCCGGAAACCCCACAGCAAGATCGATGCGGCGCAAAGCAACAGGGCGACCGCAAACAGTTCGATGCAGAACAAGACGAGTGCTCCCCACGCCACCAGCCCGAACACCCAGGCGGCGACCGCCAGTGCACGCGTCATGACGCCGACGCCGACAGGTGAGCGCGGTTTTCTACGATGGCGTCGACCCGGCGCCGCAACGCAACCGTGCCCTCGTCGGGATTGACGAACGCCGCGAGCGCCATCGCGATCTGCGCATACTTAGCCGGGTGCAGCTCTGCCAGGAGCCGAAGCTGCTCAAACACCCGGCGCGGATCGTCCTCACGAAGCCTTCCGACCAGGTCGAGCGCATCCTCAGCCACACGATCGAGGTCGGTTTCGTACGACTGATCCACCCCTGGCCGCCTCACCGAGCACCGCCTACTGCTCTCGCCACGATCCGCTCGTACGTGGCTTCGGCAGTCATGACGGCGCGCTGGCGCACCTTGTGAGCGGCCAGGATTGCAGGCGCAACCTGCCGAGCCCGCTCCAGCAGCTCAACGACTTTCGCGATCTCGTCCGGCCTCATTGCCCCGGCATCACTTCGGCCATGCCGGTCGCTGATACGCATGATCGTCTTGCCCGAATCCAAGTTGACCCAGACGTAGACGGCGCCGCTGCTGAGTTCAACCTCGCCGATAGGTTCCCCGCTCATCGGGCACCGCCGTCCCGAAGATCTGCGACGGTCAGGCGGAACTTGCTGGCGCGGTGCTGCCCCCGATACCTGCGCCCCCGCTTCGGCGGCAGGATGATGCCGCCAGGGACTGAAACCGCCTGGTGCACCTTGAGCGCCGCCACCGTCGTGTCGTAATCGGCCGGTGTCCAAACCGACTGCAGCGCCGTCACCGGACGACCACCGTTCCAGCCGGCAGCCAATCCGGCTCACCGGGAACCACGTTGTAGTCGAACACCAGGTACTTCTCGTAGCCCTGCGTGCTTTCCTGGCGGTAGTAGCCCTCACTGCGAGTGCACGAGTAGTAGGCGCAGTAGGTGCTGCCCCGCACCCATCCTGCGGCCGTCCAAATCCGGCGCTCCCGAATCCAGCTGCCGTCAGGGCGTTTCGGGCCATCGCAGATCGTTCGCAACTGGCTGCCGAACAGGCCCCAGCTCACTGTCTCGCAGCCGTCTTTCGGTGCGGCATGCGCACGCTGGGTGTACCCGACCGCAGCCATTGCCAGCACCGCGCCCGTGAGCATCCCGATCAGAACGCGCCGCACTACCGTGGCGCTCACTTCTCCACCGCCGCAACAAGACGCGCGATGATTGCGGCGTGAAATTCGAGCAGCTGGCGGGCGGCTTCCCGCGCCTTCTCGTCGCAACGTGAACCGGCAGCGTGCGCCGAGAATTCCGCACTCTGGGCCTTCTCGTCCCACAAGATCGTCAGCCATCCATCACCGGCAGGATGCGGCAACGCAACACCCACCTGACTCGGCCCCAGCGCCCGCTCGACGTACGCGACCAGAGCACCGTCCTCGCGTTCCTTGATCTCGTAGGTAGACTCCATGGTTGGCATTGGGTTCCTCTCTCCGTTGTGATCCATTGCCTGGCCCCGCTGTTCCAGCAGCGGGGCCTACTTCTTGGTGATGCGGTAATCCGCCAGCAGAGAGCTGGCGATGACGTGTGGACTGAGATGGCTGACACCCCAGATATGTGTGGCCAGCTCCTCACGAGAGACCCCTTCGCGACGCAGCGCAGCAGCGCGGTTACGAAGATCGATGACCAATCGGGGGTATACACCCTCGCCACCGGCGAGTTCGTCGAGCTTGTCGCTGATCCAATCCGCTGCAGCCACAAGCAGAACCGCTGTGTGCTGGTCCGCCATCGCAACGAGCTCACCGTCTGAAGCTGTGGCGATGAGCTCCTCCAGACCGATCCACTCGTCAGACCCATCACCCGCCGGAAACCTGTCGTGCTGATCGGCCAATCGCCGGCATACCGTCGCGACGGAAGCCGCTGCACCACGCAGGAACTCGGCAGCCAAACCGAATACGATTCCCAGTGCGGTATCAGCGGCGATCACAAGATCACCGACCTTGCGCACTCGCGCGTCCGCAGATCCGCGACTTCGTCGGAAAGCCCCGCGACCCGCTCCTGTAACTCGTCACGCTCATACCGCGCCGTGCACTCGGCGGACACGTAGTGCTGCAGCTCTGTCGTCAACGCATCGACCAGCGCGCCGGACTGCCGCAGCAGTTGCCCAAGATTCAGGATCAGCACCCGCTGATCACTGCTGTTGGCAGCGTTGTAGTAGGTACCGATCATTGAGATCAGCTCACCCGCGAGCTTCTTCGAATCCGGCTCGGCGTCCAACTGCTGCAACAGCCGATCGCGATCGGCGCTCACGCGGTCGAGTTCCGCCAATACTGCCTCGAGCGTTTCCGGGCGGGCGGTCATGCGTTCACCAGCCGTCGACGTGATCGCGCGGAGAGACCCAGCGCCAGCGGCGCCTCGGACTCGGTATCTTCCTCGGGCGCGGCCACATCCGTTTTGGCATTGGTGAAGTGCGCGATCAGCGCATCAACTTGGGCCTTCGTGAATCGCCACTCGCGGCCGACCTTGTAGCCCTCGATCTCGCCGCGATTCAGTCGTCGCCGCAACCAGCGCTCACCATCGGTCCATTCCTCGGGCAGCACGTCAGCCACAACCTGCGCCAATGAGTAGGTCTCAATGCGCGCGCTCATACGACAGTCACCGCCCGCCGTGCCCGGATCTGCTTCGGCCGGGCCTTTGTCATCGGTTCGACGACGATCTGGCTCATGGGAATGCCGAACTTCTGGCACATGGCATCGATCAGCGTCGGCGTCGCCCGTCCCGCCCAGTTGCGGTCGAAGGCGTCATAGACGGTCGATGATCCGACGCCAAGGAATCTCGCTAGTTCAGCGACAGTCTCAATGTTGTTGGTGGCCAAGGTGTTCCGCACACCCTGCGGCTGCCATTCCAGTCCGTAGCTCACGTCAGGAACAGTAGCATCGTATATCGGAATTCCGGCATTACATTCCGGAAATCCGGAATCATGTCGCGTTCGGTCGGTACGTTTCCGCATGTCACGAAACTTTGACGGGTTCCGGAAATCCGGGATAGCATTCCGGTATGCCGAGAAGTGACCGCAGAGGACGTGACCTGAAAACGTTCCTGCAAGCCGAGATAGTCGGAAGCGACCTCACTGTCACCCAGGTCCACGAAGCAGCCGGACTGACCGCATGGCAATACCGCGGCGACAAGCGCACCCCCGGCCGGAAAGACGCTGACGACTTCCCGAACGCCGAAGAACTGCGACTCATCGCCGCCCACTACCAACTAGGCGACGAGGGCTACTTCAATCTGCTCGTGGAGTTCGGCATCACCGAGCCACAACCAGGCTTCCCCGGATTCACCGGGGGCTCCGTCAGCCCAAAAGCCCAGGGCCGCACGGAGACCAAGGCGCGGCCCGCCAAGAAGACCAAACGCACGCCAATCCACCCCGATACCTTCAGCCCTAATGCACCCGCCCCGTAAGTCGACCCTTCTCCAACCAGGAGTGAGCTGAGATTGCGGCGAACCCGAACCCGCACGAGCACGCAAGGAGCCACACCGGCAGCGAAGCCGCTGCAGTATCTTGCATCTCAGCAGGTAGGAACGTCGTCGCGATCCTGACCACGCACGCGGCCATCCCGAACCCTGCGGCCAGCATGTAAGACCCACATAGCCCACGGATCGCCGGCCGGTCCCGCCACATCGGTATCAGCGAATAGATGCTGTAACCCAGCAGGTACATCAGCGTTCCGCAAAGCACGATCCAATAGGCGATGAGCGAAAGGTCCGCAACGACGCGAAAGAAGTCATCGCTATAGACCTTGACGCTGTTGCCGATAGCGAACAACGCCAGCATGATCGGTAGACAGAGAGTCGCGGGCAGCTCCACGTGGAGCTTGAACCGCCGTTTCAACTGCTCCTGATCCAAACGGATAATCATGTGGTAGCAAAGCGCTGACGCTGCAACAACATAGCAATCGTGGCCGATCAGATCCTCAAGGTTCCAACACCCGGTTGGTGCGTGCAACCAAACCCCGAGAGTTCGAGATGCCAACGGGGACATAAGAAAAATCGCCGCACCCTGCAACGCGATGTTGAGGGTAGCGGCGACTTCCATACGGCAGGTCCAAGTCACGCGCCTGATCCACAGAGACCAACAGACCGTGACGAGGGTAAACGTGATTAGAGCAGCAGGCATCAGCGAAAACCTTTGTGAATTAAAGGAATTAGAAGTTAGACACACCCCGGAGTGAACAAAACGTTACACCCCGTCACCCGACCGAAAGCCTTGAATTTAGGTAACGATCTGGTCTCAGCGGAGAGTCGTACTCATGAAATCGGCGACAGCCCTGCTACTGGCCCGATCGACGTCTCCGTATGTGTCAACAGTGATTTGGATATTCTCGTGGCCCAAATGGCGGGACACCACGGTAATCGGAACACCTGCCAACAACAGCCATGAGGCACATGTGTGGCGTAGATCGTGCGGTGTTGGTTTCGGATTCAATTCTGAGCGCCCGATAGCCTTATCCCAGACGCGGCGCTTGTAACCGTGATACCGGATTGGCCCGCCATCACGATTCACGAACATCCATTCACTCGAAAAGTCCACTCGCGAGAGAATGTGATCAGGGACGTCGATTTCGCGCCGTGAGCGTTTCGTCTTCGGAGGACCGAGGTAGTACCCCTTGCCAGGCGAGTACTTCCACGCCTGACGAATCTTGACCGTTCCCTTGCGCTTGTCGATGTGTTCGGCTGGCTGCAGGGCTGTCGCCTCACTCCACCGGCATCCGGACGCGACGAGGAACTCCTGGAATTCGCGCCAGTATTCAGTGGTCGAGTCCTGCAAAAGGCCGAACTGCTCGTGTGTGAGCATCTGGATGTCGTGATCGTCGTCTTCATCGCCGCCCGCCCGTTTTAGCTTGCGGCCCGCAGCAGGGTTGCTGGGGATGCGTTTCGGCACGGCAGCGTTGAGCGCGCCGGACAAGAAGCCATACTTGTTGCGGAGCGTCTTCGCGCTGATCTTCCCCCCGCGTTTCGTCGGCGTCTCCTCCAGATTTTTGACCCATCGCGAGATGTCCTCTTCCGACAGTTCATCGAGAGGAATCTGCCCCAGCAAGGGAGCGATGTCATTCTCCAGGAAAGAGTTGTACTTGTAGATCGTGTACTCGTCGAGGCCCGTCAGGTGATCGATGTGGTGCTTTACCCACTCCGCCACCGTCATCTTGGCCTCATTGCGCTGCCGGGCGACCGGGCTCAGCTGATAGAGCTCGCATGCCCGCTGGTGCCCGTGTGCGGCGACTGCAGCCATGAATGCCTCGGCACTCGGACGGTCCTCCCACGTGATCGAAAGCTGCCGCCCCTCATGGCGATAGGTCACATCGAACACCTCGGCACCGCTGCGGAGGGTTCGGGTTCGAATGGACGCCAT